GGAGCGCTTAAACGGACACACCTTAATCTCCCATAATGCTGAGTTTGATTCGGTCTGCGCCCGAGCCGCCATCTACCGAGGGCAGATGCCCGAGTTTATGCCTGCCGAGTGGATATGCACAGCCGATATGGCATCGTACCACCAGCTTCCACGCTCCTTGGCGGGTGTAGTTAAAGAACTATTCAACGAAGAATTATCTAAGGATGCCCGTGAGCAGATGGCTGGATTATCCGTTGAAGATATTCAGGCGAACTCTAATTTTATCAATTACACTTTAGAGGATAGTCGAGCCTGTCTCCGTGTATATCAGGAACTTGATGTCGGATTTTCAAGGAAAGAAAGAACACTTTCTGCACTTACCCGTAGGATCGCAAACAGAGGTTTGGCGATCAATGGTCCACTCTGCCAGCAGTTTATAGATAAGGCAGAAAAGATCCTTGAAGAAGCAGACAGGAAGACAACCGAGTGGAGACAGGCAAACCTCGCCCTGCAAACCTATCAGAAATTAATCATGGGCCAAAGGGCAGACCGCCGAGTACCCACTCGTTTAAAATATTGTGGCGCTCCCCATACGAAGAGGTGGAGTGGTGGAGGAATAATAAACTTCCAGGCTATTCCTAACGATGAGGTGGCAGACACTTCTGCCCGTAGATGCTTGGAAGCTCCACAGGGTAGGGTAATCGTATCGGCCGACCTCTCGCAGATTGAGCCTCGGGTAATTGCTTACCTGGTAGGTGATGCAGACTTCCTCGGCCTTGTCCGTGGAGGGATCGATATATACGAGGCACATGGGCGGGCATCCAAGCTGTACAATGAGGATGAACCAATGGCCGAGCTTGCCCCTGAGATGAGAAAGCTGTGCAAGGCTAGACTGCTCGGGTTGGGTTATGGTTGTGGGGCAACGAAGTTTCTAGAAGTAGCAAAATCATTCGGTGTGAATATGACCGAAGCAGAGGCGAAAAAGCAGGTACTTCTATATCGAGCGCAGAACCCCGATGTGATGCTCGCATGGTCCAAAATGGAGGACCAATTTCGTGAGTGGATGAAGGAGACTCCTGAATGTATTACATTTGAAACACGCTGTGGTTTACCCGTCCGATACTTCAATGCCTACGAGCAGAATGGCGAACTCTATGCCTCGACTACCCGAGGATATGAACCGGTAAAACTCTACGGGGCTAGGCTGTTCCAAAACATCGTACAAGCAACTGCCCGATCCATCTTTGCAGACGCGCTTATTCGCATCGAAGATGCCGGTCTACCGATCTGCCTCCATGTACATGACTCTGTAACCCTAGAGGTTGGAGAGAACGAGGGGCAGGCGGCACTTGATCTTTTAATCAAAATACTAACCGAGGAACCCCAAAGCTACCCAGGCTTACCCTTGGCCGCCGAGGGGGAAATCAAAACACATTATTAATTATGAAACAACTGGTGGAGTGGTTGGCGTATACAGGATTCATGCTCCTGGCAATAGGGGCATGGATATGGGTAATTATCGCATTCTTTTGTGCGATTATGGGAGGCGCTGGATTTACTGAATGAGGACATTACTGATAGGATTATGTGGCCCTAAAGGGGTGGGGAAATCGACCTATGCACGATCCCTCGGTGGAGTGACCCTGTCATTCGCCACACCGATCAAGGAGATGCTCAAGGTCGTCCTTCCCCATCCCGCTTGGCTGGATCGAAAGGAAGAACCGATACCAGGATTTCCCGAGCATATTACTGTCCGTAACATGTTACAGGAACTCGGGACCACATGGGGTAGGGAAGGGAAGGCTGGGTATCCTAACATATGGGTCGATGCGGCCAAGCGCATGGCGGAGCCTTACCTCGGTAAACGCCTCGTTGTATTCGATGATATCCGCTTCCCCAACGAGGCATGGGCGATCAAGCGGTGGGCAGACTTGTACAAGATTGGGTACAAGATCATACACATCTCTCGGGAAGGCCATGAAATTGATCCAAGCGATTCCCATATCTCCGAGCATGGTATTCCTGAACATTTTATAACTGAGTGGGTGACTGTGGATGAGCAATCTGAAACACCGCCAACTTATAAAGAATTTTCGGGGAAAAACCAAATTGCTTTGGATGAGGATGGCAGAAAGTACAGAACCCATATCCCTCGGTCAGAACCAGTAAAGCGTACTAAAGAAGGCAGGCTTTTACGCAAACAAGAACTCCCTAAAGACCAAAGGGATTACTTAGATGTCGAATAGACCATCCAATTCCATCCGTAAGATGGCAACCGATGCCCGTCTCCGGCAAATGCTCAGAGCATTACCCGAGGACCATAGAGGATACACCCAGGATGAGATTGCCCGAAAAGCAGGTGTCGCCAAGCAGACAATTTCTAAAATTGAACGAGGGGCGATGATCAAAATTACCGAGCAGATTACCCGACTCCTAGCAGAAGAATAATATGGCCACCCTTAAAGGAGATATACGCAGGTGTCTCGAAAACCTGCCAAGCGGTTTATTGTCTCATCACGATATCCTGCTCCGCTTGTCCCTCGTTGTGACCAGGTACACAAAGGACCCAGCCGAGGCAGAAAGAGCATTGCTCGCACTTCTCGACAAAGTATCCCACCGGCCAAACCAACCAGCAGAGCTACGAAATGCTATAAAAGGAGCATATCATCGACATAACCACCCCGACCTGCCGAAAAACCCCATAAAAGTAGCACAACCTGACCCCGCCCTAAAAGAAAACAACTTAGGGTATGCCGGATTATTCGAGAAGTTCACCCTCCGATCCGACCCCATTCCGATGAATGCCGAGGATGCGCTACAAGGACTCTTCCATCTTGACGAATCAATTTTTGTTCAGCGGGTAGTAGCCGAGCGGTCTGCGCCCATGACCATAGCACAGGCAATCGCTATGCCCGACCTATCCGATTACCAGTTCACCACATACAACACCTTCCCCGCCCATGCGACCAACCGGTCTGAAGCACAGGTGCTGGGGCGTAAATACTTTATCCACGAGACAGATGATCCATCCCTCTCATTCGAGCAACAGCTTGGCCTGATCCTACGCCTCGAACAGATTGCCCCCCTCAAAATGATCGTTAATTCAGGAGGGAAGTCTCTACACGCCTGGTTCCATTGGATCGAGGGATATAAGGCAGAATTTCTCGAACTCTCCCAAAAGCTCGGTGGAGATCCACGCTTCAAACTAATGAACCAACTCTGCCGATTACCCTGGGGAACACGCAGAAAGGAATGCGAACCATTCCCTGCCAAACAGGAGGTAATCTTTTGGAAGCAATAAAATTATGACTCAATTAGAATTATTTGACGACAATTCTGAAAGTACAAAAACTTACAGAGCAATTCGCCACGATGTTGTTCGCTTAAAACAAAGCAAGAACTGCGATTCAGTTCATCATCCAATAGAAAAAAAAGAACAAATCGAACAAGTCCTCAATAATTTAAATAGTCAGCAAGATCACAAAATTTTAGAATTATTTTCAGGAAGAGGTAACCTGACTAAAGTTTATGAAAAATATGGAGAGGTTACTGCTTGCGATAAAAAATATTTGAAGACTGGAGATAGTTTTCTGCTTTTTCATAAATTAATTTTTGATCGAAAGAAATTTTCAATTATTGATATAGATGCCTATGGTTTTCCTAACAGGTTTTTCCCTGACATTTTTTTATTAATAGAAGACGGCATATTGTTTATCACTATGCCGAAACCTTATGTTAATATACTTAATGGAATTACACAGGCACATTTAATATCATATTACGGGGAACCTAATCCGGACGAGGATTCCATTATCGATAAGATAGCACATTGGGGGCTTTGTCATTGGCGTGAAGTTACTCTTATAGACTCTGTTGACTTAAAGTCTATTTGGAGATTTGCCTTCTATGTCAAAAAAGTAAAGGCAACTGAATACACCGGTGTGCGAAATCGTTAAAATGCACTCTTTTCTTGTTCAAAAAACCATAGCAAGACGGTTTATTCAATTAGGAGTACCAATGGAGGATGCCGTAAACTTTGCATCCCGTATGGACGAGACAAACCTAGTCATCATCGTCCGAGAGCAAGGCGAGGGGAAGCCAGACTTTATTATCTTAGTAAAACATAAACATTAAACATACAATCATACGCAAATGGCATACAGAGAAGACTACCTAAACCCCGAGACACTCGCGAAAGCAGATGAACTGGATATATACTTTTCCTCCCGTGGACCTGTAGACTATCCAGCCCCGTCATCCGATGCACCCCAAACCTACTCGCTGGCAATCGATGACCCGCTACCTGCCCCCAAGTTTCTCACCCTCTCCGACATAGTATCAATTGATACCCACACAGATATGCCCCCCCAAATCATCAAGAATGTCCTACACAAAGGATCGAAGATGATCATATCAGGCTCCTCGAAAGCAGGTAAAACCCTATCCCTCCTCCACCTCGGCCTAGCTGTATCCAATGGAAAGCCCTGGTTAGGCCACGAAACAACCCAAGGCAATGTAATCTACCTCGACTTTGAACTGAAACCCCGTATGGCCGCCAAGCGGATAACCTCCATCATCGCTTCCAATCCAGGTATCTATAAACAGAACCCCCGCTTCCTATACTGCGGACTACGAGGCCAATCCCGATCCCTCGAAGACCTCGTCCACCACATCGAGGATCTCCCCGACTACAAGCCCGACCTCGTAATAGTCGATCCCTTCTACAAGCTCGCCACAGGGGCAGATGAGAACGATGCCGGTGCTATCTCCGAAGTGGTAAACCGCATGGAGAAGTTCTCCGAACGATTAGACTGCTCATTCGTATATGCCCACCACTTCTCCAAAGGAAACAAGTCTGACACAGACCACATCGATCGGGCAAGCGGGTCAGGTGTGTTTGCCCGTGACCCCGATGCCATCCTTACCCTTACACCCCACGAAGAGGAGGATCACCTCGTACTCGAGGCCACCCTCCGAGACTTCCCCACCCCCGAACCTCAAGT